AGGCGGCGGCGCCATCGTGCTTTGCATTTGCAACTGTTGCGACACACGCTCATTTAGCCCACGCACTTGCGCCGTCAGCTCGCTGATCTGCGCGGGCAGCTGCAGCAGCGCCTCCATCCGGCCCTCTAGTCGGGTGACGCGTTGGGCCAAATCGGAATGTTCGCGAAAAACCACATAGCGTGCATCTAAATCACTCATGCCAGCCCCCCGAATGCGTCACTTAATCAACCGCGCCCACTCGGCGCAGCGCGAGCGCACGACAGCCTCCTGATCGTAGGCGACACGCAAATCGTCGTATGAGCCCTCAAGGCGCTCGGCATAGGCCCTGAGCCTATCTGCCGCGTTGCGCAGCGCTTCAACCTCACTCGCCGGGGTTTGTATTGCCGGCGGGATCGTTGGCGCTGGGCGCAGGGGCGGGCGTGCTGCCGGGTCCGTCTGGCACTCGGCCGGCGCTATCACCACCGGACGGGGCGGCGGGCAGGCCGGGCACGGCTGCGGCTGCGCTGGGCTCGGCAAGCTGGCGCAGGCGGTTATCAAGGTCGATAGGCTCAGGGCGAGTAAACGCATTAGATCGGTCTTTCTCTCTTGCCTGCGCGCGGGCCGCGCGGCGTTGACGATCGCTGTTGAGTGCAGCGCTCTTTTGCGCCTCTGCACGCTGGCGCTCTTCCAATTCGGCCATGGCGGTGCGGTTCGCTTCCGCCAGGCGCTCGGCGTTGTCGGCCCGCTCGCGCCAGATGCGCGCGGTTGTTTCCTGCTCGGCCAGCTTGGCCCGCGCTTCGTTGCGTTGTGCGTGCGCAATCACGTTGCTGGCGCCAAGCGCGAGGATCAGAGCGCCAGCCGCCAGACCGGCCCACAGCTGCCACTTCGCGCCTGCCGCTGCCGCCGCAACTACAGGCATCGACACAAAGCCCTGCGCCGTGACGGTCGGCGACGCGATTACTTTCGGCGGTTTAGGCCTGCGCAGCGGCCCAAGCGGATCGTCACCGTGGTACTCCAGAGCGGGGATGGTTTGCGCCATGAGCAGAAGCCGTTGCTGGCGCTCTCTGGCCTCTGGTGCATCCGGTGCAACCGCGCCAAGCGGCGGTTGCATAATCACCTGAACAAAAGCCTCCCGCGTGTGCTTGTGGTCGGTTGACAGCGGCTGATCCGGAAACAGCCGGTTGCGCAATTCGGTGACGTCGCCGACCTCTTGCGGCACGATCTGCACGCGCATCACGACACGCACGCGGCGGGCCAGAGACGGCAGCTTGTCGGGCAGTGCGGTAAATGCGCCTGTCACACCGCGCTGGCGGACCGTGTTGACGATCTCACCAACGGTCGGCAACGCAACCCACAGGATGCGGACTAGCCGCCCCGGAAGATCGGTCAGCGTGGCGATCACGCCGTCGCGCTTCATGTCTTTCCAAAAGCCGCGCAGCGCTGGGACATACAGCAGGCAAAGCGCCAAAACGAGCCAACCCTTGAGCGGCGGCTCGACAATCGCAATGCTTGTTGCTTGCAGGCTCATCGCGAGAAATGCCGGCAACCACACGTTCATTACGTCTGGGTCTGGCGGGTGCGCTTCGGTCGGCGCCTCATCGGGCAGCGGCGGCTGTGTGTCGTAGGGCGTCGTCATCTGTTGGAATCCATGTATGCCAAGCCGCCCAACGCAGCCGGCCCAAGATACAAGTTTGCGTCCATCAGCGGGTTGCCTAACGCGCGCTCTACGGCAGCAACACGATCCGCAGCAGCGTTAAGCGGACGGGCCAGATAATCGCTAAACACAGTGTCGCCAAGCCAAATGCGATCAGCTTTTTTGCGCTGCAATTCCCACTGCGCCAAATCGGCAGCGTCTTCGGCCGCCGATAGTTGGCGGGCGTAGGTCGGGATCACGCCGCCCGTGTATTCAAAGGCCAAGTCAGGGTTGCGCGCAGCCAAGCGGCGCAGCAGCCCATCGTACAATTTACTGCGCGATGCGCTCGTTGGCGCGAAGGTCAGTTCTTTGGGCCGGATGCCGCCAAGCATGTCCTGATACGTGTCGGCAACCTGGCGCATAGCGGCGAGAGCCTCGGATGGGCTGACGTCGCGCTCGGCGCCCTCTCGGGCGAACGACAGCATTGATCGCCGGTGTGAGCCCGACGCATCGACACGCATCGGCCCAGCCGGCGTGTCGATCAACCTGCTTAAAGCGTGGCGCGGGCCATCGGCTTTTTCCATGGTCCGCACCGCGGCGCGATCAAAGGCGCGGCCAACAGAGCTTGCGCCCGACGATAATGCGCGCAGCGCTGTGGCCACAGGCTCAGCAGCCATTTGCGAGCGGCCTGCTGTTACCGCGCGAAGAATATTCAGCAGACTCACGGCCAGGGCGCCTCCTCGACGTTATACGCTTGGAGCATATTCAACGGCAAATCTGGCAGCTGCAAATACAAAGACTGAGCAAAAGCGCGCGTCTCGATGATCCAGCGATCCGCAGCTTGCGCCGCGTCAAATGCGTCGCACTCTACGTCAGTGACGGGCAGGGAAAGCGCCACCTTGTTGGTGTGGTTGCTCATGGCTTGCGCCATATCTTGACGCGCGGATGCATCATAGCGCGCCGTGATGCGCTGTTCGGCATACTGCGCAATGCGCCCCGTCAGCATGCCGACGCGCCAAGCAAGCTCGTCCTGCACCAGCATAAGGCCAGCGCTTGCGAGCGCGTCCAGCGATTGCGGCTCTGGCTCTGGCTCTGGCTCTGGCTCAGGGTCAAAGAGGTCGGCGACGGACGCTGCTGGGATGGGTGGGGACGCCTCGTCCGTCGCCTGCTCGAACACCGCGGGAACCGATTCCACGGTGGGCTCGAGGTCTCGTGGTCGCCCGTGTTTTGCGAGATCGTGCGCAAGGCTGAGGGCGTCCTCGCGCGCGCCTGCGTGGGCTGCGTCACCCCATTTGCAGCCGATCAGCCACAGGCGGCCAACGGTTTCAATGCGCACATCGCGCGCGCCGTCGAGGATGTCGCGGCATTGCGCAATTGTTTCGTCGCGTGTCATCACGATGTGTTCTCCAGGTTCACGGTGATATCCGCCGTCGCAGTTGCCGACGCCGCGTCTGTGGCAGTCACACGGTATGTTCCCTGCGCCGTGCTTCCAGCAAAAAGCAGCCTTGAAAACGTCGTAGCGGCGCTAGAAGCAGCGCTGAGCGTAAACGTGTCGCCGCTTACAAATGTCCATGCGTAAGTGTACGGTGACGTTCCGCCGCTTGCTGCTGCGGTTGCGGTGTTGGATGTGACGGTCCCGCTTGGTGAGCCCGCCGCGGCAGACACATCCACATTAGCGGGGCTGATCGACACAGACAGAGCAGGTGTGCCGCTCGAAAGCGTTGCACCACACAACAAGAGGCTCATGTCACAGCCCCGCTTACGATGCACTCGGAGGCGCTCAAAAAATAAATCTCAAATCGACCGCGCGCCGCAACCGTGCGATTGCCGGTAGTTGCGGTCCCGCCCAAGCGCATCGTCACGCCGCTGCCCTCCGTCAGCGTGATCGTGCTGCCGCTGTCGTTGTATCCAGATACGATGTCGCCAGCGCTAAACACGCTGTTGTTAATCGTGACGCCGCCGCTGCAAACGATGGTGCGATTTGCGTGGCTTGCGCGCGTCAGCGTACCAGAGACGCCCGTCGCGGCGCGGACGGGTGAAAGCAAAGAGCCTGTCGTTATGTCTATATCGGACGTAATCGTTAGCCCTGTCGACCGCGCCTCGATGGATGACCATTGTGACGAAAGCGCATGGTTGGTGAACTGAATAATTCCGACCGACCCCGCACTCGCGGGGCGCACTGCAAAAGCACGGCCAGCAGCGTCGTGATTTACAAAGCTAGTCGTGCCCAAATTGTCAAAGGCCTGGCTGGCCGTCCACGTAATTGCCGTGCCAGGGAGGTTGCCGGCGTGATAGACGGTGTTGCCGTCAAAAGTGAGCGCATTTGTGGTGACAACAAGACCAGCGTCGCTGAGAGAACCAACACGCAAAGAAAGCTGGCCGCCGTCATACACGAGAAAACCGCTTGTCGCGCCAGAGTCTGTTTCTGCTAAAGTGATGTACGGAGCCGTGCCAGATAGAATGATGCCCGCCCCGGCGTTAGCGCTAAACGTCTGCGCCGCCGTCCACGTAATTGCCGTACCGGGAAGGTTGCCGGCGTGGTAGACGGTGTTACCCCCCGCTTGCAGCGTGCCAGAAGGGAAGTTAATAGAGGTAACAGTCACGCCGCTACGGCTCACCACAAGCCATTGCGCCGACACGCTGTTTGCATCGTTGGCGATATACTCAACCAGAAGCCCGTTGTCGACATTGCGAAACCACCGCTTTGCATCAGCTGGGCCGTCCAACTCATGCCATTGCGTAAAAATGGCATTGCGCGAAAAACTTACGTCATTGCTGTAAGTTTGCGCCGCCGACCACGTATTAGCCCCATCTAGCAGCGGTATCGTGGCGCCACTTGTGCCGGTATTGACCGTCGCTGCCGTGCCAAGGCCCATTGACGTGCGGTGCGTGCTGGCACTCTCAACGACAAACGTGTCTGCGCCGGTCGCTTTTAGAAACGTGTCGCCGCTAAATGTCAGGCCGGCAAAAGCCGTTAGGGTGGCGTCGAGAGGCTGATACGCACCGCCGCCAAGCGTGTTAAACACCTGGAACGCCGTACCGTCATAGGCCAGCAGATAGCGCCCGCCGCTAACGAGATCGCCCGCAATGACAGCGCCGCCGTCCGCCGTCACAATGTTTTTTGCGCCCAGCCCATCCACATTGATTGTCGCTGCGCCCGTGCTTGTCGCGTTTGGCACCAAGCAAACCATATTGCCCGCCGCATACGCCGTCAGCGCATGACCGCTTGGACTGGTCATCGTATAAGCGTTGCCCGTGCCGCCATACGTCGCTGTGCCGCCAATTTGGTCCAACCAGGCCGCCAACCGCGCCATCACGGCGCGCACGCTGTTGCGCGTGTCAATGCCGGGCTGATTGTCAGCCAGGTCAGCCGTCGCGTCCGCCGTGGCATTAGTCGCCGCGGTCGTGCTCCATGTGTAAATTGTCACTTTTTATTCCCCAAAAAGATACGGAGCGCCGTGGGCGGCGACAGCCGCCGGCTGGGACAGAAACACGGCGCGCTCAAGCTGATCGTCAGTCACGCCGCCAAAATACGAATTGGGCCTGAACCGCATGCCTGGCCGATACAAACCCTCCAGCGCTGCCGCCTGCGCATCAGGCCGCACCGCGTAAGCGCGGCGCGCGCGCATAGCCTCCATCAGCAATGCTGCCGCGTCCTCATCCGACAGGCGCGCCTGAAGCGCCAAACCGCCATCATTGGAATTTACGAATGCCGGGCTGTCAGTGTTCGCCATCCGCTGCCGCAACGCAGTCTCGTCCGCCACGGGCGCAGCACCGCGCCCGCGCCCGCGCGCCGCATTCGCGCCAGGCCTTGAGCGCGCGCCCGCAGCCGCCAGTTTTTCCAGAAATTGCGGATCCGCCAAATTTTGCGGATCAGCCTTCGCCTTGCGCACTAGGGCGGCGCCCACTGCTGCCCGCTGCGGCGCGGCAAGGCGTCTAACCTCAGACAGCCACGATTTATGCGCCTGCGGCTGGTCGGCGAAGTCGACCAAATCTTGCACCGTCGCCCTCGTCTTAGCCCCGCCAATGCGCGCGCCCGTGGGCGGGGAAAGGCGCTTCGCCTGCGCAGCAAGGCGCTGAGCTACCATTTCATCGGCCAAGCGACCTAGCATAGACTGGCCGCCTGGCGAGCGGGCGGCGTAATCCACAAGCGAGCGCACGGACGCCTCGCCAGCGCCAGACTGCCACGGGATAATCTCCTCGCCCTGCCGGCCGATCACCTGCCTACCCGCGCGCATGGCGGCAGATTCATCCTGCGCCAGCGCCGCGGCAAGCGCCGCTTGCGCGCGTTCCGATGGCGAGCCGCTTCCAGCCAGCCGCGCCTCAAGTGGCGCTGTAAGGCGGGTGCCTTGTCCTGGGCGTGCCCATTGTGAAAAGTCCGGGCCGTCCGGGTTGTAGACACGGCGCCGCCCAATCATGGCGGGCAAGTTGTCGGCTATATCGCCGCCCACCTTAACCGCCGTTGGCATTAACGCGCCAACCGCGCCGCCAACACCCGCGCCAAGGCCAGCGCCGGCTAGGCGATCCTCAAGAGTGGCGTCCAAGCCCCTTTCGCCGGCGCCAGATCCGGCTAGGGCGCCGTGCGCTGCGCCTGCGGCCGCTGCCGTGCGAAAACGGTTTTTGTTGCCCCGTAAGGCTTTGGCGCCAAGAGCGGCCCAAAGCAGAGAGCCTAACATTTCGCCGCCCATCATCGAGCCGGCATAGTCTCGCCGCGCCGCCGCGTAGTCGTCGGGGCTGCCAAACAAACTAGCCTCGTCAGCCCACCCGAAGCCGACGCCCTGTGCTACGCCAAGCCCGGCAGCTTTAGCCTCACTCTGGAGGCGTTCGAGGAGACCCATCGTCTTGTGTCCATCTGCTACGGGCTATGCGCTCTTGACGCTCAGCCCACCAAGTCCAAAACCAGCCACCCAGCGCTAAACCGGTTATCACGCCAATGATGTTTAGCGCCGCCGGGTCCATATCATTCTCCGCTTAGGCCAGTGGCGCCAATGCCGCCGGCAACGCCACTTGCGCCGGCCTGTCTGGTCCAGCGCTCGCGATCGCGAAGGTACTGCAACAGGCCGCGCCGCAATTCGTCGACTCGGGCGGCGTTGTAATCAGGTAATCCTGGGTCAATAGGCTCATACAACGCTGCGCCAATTCTGTTTCGCGCGCCCTCACGAATTGGGCTCATAACCCTGTTCAATGCACCAGCAATTAAATTGCGCGGATCCGGCCTCAACTGCTCCGCGCTGATTTGGTCCATAGCGTCCAGCATAATGCCCGCCGTCTGCGACCCTGTCCGCGGCATCATTCGAATTGCATTGCCGTACAGCTCGTCCTCTTCCCGCAGCAGCGCGCCGAGATCACTGTAGCCCTGGCGATCAACCAGGCGCCGAACCTGCGGTTGAGAAAGTGCATTACCCGCGACGTTAGACGTATCTTTTCGCTGAGCGCCGCGAAGCGCGCGCACGATTTCCCGCGGCGCAATCACATCTTGCAATTCGTTCATGGCCTGCCTGTACCCAGGCGATACCCGCTCGGCAGCGTCTGCGATTGCATCAGCAGCAGAAACAAGCAATGCGTTATCAATTCGCGCCGCGCTGTTGCGCACCAAGTTGGGGTCTTTGGCCTGCGCCTGAAGCACAATCTTGGCATAATGCAGCCGCGCCATTGGATTGTTGCGAATAGTGTCGCGCGCCAGCCCGGCTTCAACCAATTCGGAAATCATTTCATCTGCGTCTTCGAGCGCATCGCGAACAGGGCCGCGCCGCTGAAGCAAATTCAGCGCGTTTTCTGCCGCTTCGCGCTGCGACCAAGACGCTTGCGCAAACCAAGGCTCAAGAACGCGTTGAGACGTCAGTTGCACCTGTTGATTTAAGGCTTCAAGGCTGTCACCGGTATTTGTGCCTGATATGCGCCGCTCGATGCGATCTAGCGCGCCCCGAACGCGCTCGCGCATTCTATTGAGCGCAATATCGCCAGTTCGACCGGGCAATTCTGCCAGCGTGCGCGCGCGCCGCACCCCAGCCTCGCCAAGAATGTCTGCAAATACGCGCGCTTGTCCCGTCCCTTGCGCGCTTTCCAGGCGATTGACCAAAGATTCCGGATCAATGTCCGCGCGCTGCGCCAGTTGGGCCATAACACGCAATACGGGGTCGTCTGCGTTTGGCGGGCGCTCTGGCGGGCGCCCCAGATTGCCGCCAAAAGAACCAAGAGAATTGGGGCGAGGCGTTGGTATGGCGTTGTAAATAGCGCGGCCCAACGGCTGCAACGCACCAAGAGATTGTTTTGCACCAACAACGCCAAGGCCGCCAAGGGCTCCCACACCAGCGCCAGACAAAGCGCCGCTTACGGGGTCGTCTGGATCAAGCATGGCGCCAAAGCCGCCGCCCACTGCGCCGCCAGCGGCAGCGCCTGCGCCCAATCTCCCCAAAAGGCCAAGCCCTGAGCGCGAATTAAGGCCCGCGCCTGCAGCCTGAAAACCACCGCCAAATGCGCCGCCAAGCAACGCGCCCTCTAATGCAGACTGGCCGCGCGCGCTTCCTTCACCCGCTCCATAACCATACAGACCGCCAATGCCAGCGCCGCTAGACGCAGCCAAGCCAACGCGGCCAGGAGCATTTAGACCCTGCATTCCCCGAAACGCCCGCGTCGCCGCTAGGCCGGGGACTAAACTAGCGCCAATGTTTGCGCCCATATACGCGAGCGGCTGCGCTTCAATTGCCACTTGGCGCGCGCCGCGCATCATGTTGCGGTTTGCCAGTTCTTCCGGCGTGGTCGTGGCAGCAAAACTTCGATTGGCGCGTGCTGTTGGGTCCAACCCTGTTGAACGCAAAAGCTGATTCCAGCCGATTGCTTCGTTCATGGTTTCAATTGGGGCCATCAACAGGCCGCCAGTTTGATTTAGCGCTTGCCCAAAATCACCGCGGCCGACACTTGAGCCGATCGCATTCACACGCGAGCCGATTTCGTCGGAGAAAGGCAGCAAGTCGGCAACGCCCTGCGCCGCTGCAAACACTGGCGACTCAGCTGAGCGGCGCTGTTGCTCGTTCAAACGCAATACGTGCGATTCCTCCCAGCGCCCGTTTACAAACTGCAAGCGCTGCCCGGTTTGCGGATTCGTTGCGGTGATTGGGCGCTGGGACGCCAGAGGGCGCCATTGCCCGTCAACATACTCCAAACGCTCGCCGGTTTGTGGATTGGTCGCTGTGATCATCAGTCGATCCTAAAACCTGGCGGCGGGGTGGGCACTGCACCGCCAGACGGACCAGGCGGCGCGGCGGCTGGCGTTGGTCGAGCCCATGACGAGTCAACTTGCCATGATGGCCTGTTGGCCGACTGGCCTGATTGCGTTGCTGTTAAAGATTGTTCCGCGGCAAGCATGGCCCGCGCATGCGTCTCCATGAGATCAACGACGTTCTGCCTCAACTGGGGCACGCTGTTAGAGCCAGGGTCAAGCAGGGTTGTGGCGTTTTTGATGTTGTCAAAGTCCTTGTCCGTCATCGGATTCATGCTAACGCCCGCGGCCCTTAGTTCCATCACGCGCGAAAATGCGGCGTTGGTGGCCAAAAAGCCCAAGCGCCCCCGAAGTTGCGCTTGCTCACTCGCCGGGATCCTCGCAAGAGCCTCCGCGGCAAGTCCCACTTGCGGGTTGAGCGCGCCGTGCCTGTCAAGCAAGGCTAGGGCCTGTTCGCCGTAATTAATAATCGCGGCCGAATTCTGAAGGGCGCCTAAATCAAAGCCGCCCGAAGCGCCGCCTTTAGCGCCGCCCCCTCCTAAACTTCCAGCCGCGTTAAGCGCCCGACGTCGCAAGTTAATCTCTTCTCTCCTTAAACCAATTTCCGCTTCTTCTGCGGCCGTCAGCGTGCCGCGCTTTTCCAATTCATAAGCGCGCTGTTGCCTAGCAAGCGCGTCTTCCCGCGCGCGGGTGTCGCGCGTTTCGTTCCGGCGACCAAACCACGCGGCAATGTCCTCTGGCGCCATGGCCTCAAGTTCGCGGCGATCATCGGCGCTGAGATTTGGATCGGCCAACGCCTGCGCCTTTACGCGCCGCGCTTGCTGAAGCAGCGTTTGCTGGTTCGCGTATTCGGTGTCCTCGCGCTCATTTTCGACGGTTTCGCGCGCGCGCTGCTCACGCAGCCAGTCCGATTGTTCGCGCCGCAAGCCGCGCTGCGACTGCCCCTCAAGCGCTTGACCAACTTGCGTGAACGCATCGCCAACTGGCCCGCCTTCGCCAGCATTCAGAAACGCTCCGGCCATTTGAAACCATGTTTGCGGGTCAATCTGCCCAAGTCGCTGCGCCGCCGCGTCCCACATTGAGGACGGCGCGGCTTGCACTGGCGGTAATGCGGGCGTTCTGGCCAGCTGCTCGGGCGTGACGCGCGTTAAATCTTTGCGCGGGGCAAGCGGATTAAACACGCTGTTGATCTGCATGTCTGGCGTAGATACGCCACCAAGCATCGGCTGTTGCGGCATGAGATCGTTGCCCACAGGGCGCCCGCCCAAGCCGCCGCCGCCGAGGGGCATAGGCTGCACTACAGGCGGGGCTAAGCGCGGCTGCTGCATCGGCGGGCGCGGTTGCTGCATCGGCGGGCGCGGCTGCTGCATCGGCTGCGCCATCGGCTGCGCCATTGGCTGCGGAGACGTCTGCCCCGCCGCGTCCAGCCCCATCGGACGCCCGCCCATTCCAAAGGCCGATTGCATAAAGGCCGGCTGCTGCATTTGCCGCAGTCGCCGCAACAGGCCGCCCTCTTGCATATCCTGGCGCGGTTGCATCCACGGGGCTTGATAAAGAGCAAACATACGTCAGCCTCTCCACGCAGCAAGGCCCGCGTAGTCAACCGCGCGGAAACCGTCGAGCAAGAACACGAACTGCGGCGCAATTTTCTCCAACTCGTCCGCCATGACGCCAAAGCGTAGCGGCGCATCGTCGTCTTCTTCGTTGTAATGGAACGTCCACCAACGGACGCCGCGCGGATCTTCGCCAATCAACTTGGCATTTTTTTTGCGGCGAGGATCTGACGTAGGGCTGAAAAACCCGCCAGCACCCATCATACCCATCGGGCCAAACAGGCCGCTGCCAATGCCGGCAAGGCCCGCGCCAACACCAAGCGCCGTCATGAAGGGATTTTGCCGCGGCACAAGTTGCTCTTGCGTCCCTGTCGTCGTTCCATACCGATCGGAGGGTAGGCCGTTGTACATATTGGCCAACCAGCCGATGTTATTGCGCTCGGCGTTGGCGTTGTAATCGTACCGCTGCCTATCTGCATCAATAAGCGCCTGGTTCTGCGCGTCGATCATGGCGCCGGCTTGACCCAGTGTGTTAGTCGGCATCATGCTGTAGTCGAACAGGCCCGGCAGCGCAGACAGACCGCGCAAGCCGGCTTGGTTGGCCCCCTGGAACATGTCGAACAGCGATCCGGCGCCAGCCATGCGCCGTTGCGCGTCCTCGCCAAACAGGCCAGCTGCCGCGCCAAAGCCCTGCATCTGCGCCGCGCGGTCGCGAGCGAATGAATCGTCAGCCGCGCCAAAGCCCTGCATTGCGGCGGCGCGATCCTGCGCTGACAGGCCCGCCGCCGCATTAAGCGCGCCAAGTGATCGGCCCGTCCCGCTTTCGATAAGATCGGCAGCCATTCCCAGCCCCTGTTGTCGCCGCGCCAAATCGGCTGCATTGACGCCCGCCAATGCGTTGGCCGCGCTCAATTGGGCTTGGCGCTCTTGCGCATAAGCAGGCGCGTAAATGTCGCTGTACAGACCGCTTAGACTGTCGCCCAGCGCGCCGGCATATTGCGCCGTACCCTGCATGCCAGCGCGCCTAAAAGCGCTGTCTACCTGGTTTTGAATTTGGTTTGCGCCGCGGCTGTACATTTGAGCGAGAAACGGATTGTTGGCCAACATTTGCCCGCTGGCGGTCTGCTGCAGCGCATCAACACCGGCCTGCACCTGCCCAGGGTCGGACAAGGCGCTAACAAAAGGATTTGCCTGTTGCCCGGTCTGCGCGATTTGCTGCGTAAACGGGTTGGCCTGTTGCCCGGTCTGCGCGATCTGTCCGCCAAATCCCGACGATTGACCACCAATGCCCGCCAGACCGGCCATGAATGGGTTGTTCATGCCGCCCATGGCCGCCTGCGCCATCACACCAAAGCCTGGCATTGCTCCGCTCATATTGCGAGCGGCGGCGCCATACCCCATGCCAAGGAAAGGCGCGGGCTGCATACCCATGGCGGTCATCTGGTCCAGCGCGGCGCCCGTCTCAAACGAGAACGGCGCGACCGTTTGGCCGGGGTAATATGCCGGCATGCCCTGATTTGCAGCCGCCGTAGCGCGGGCAAATAGATCCTGCCGCATTTGCTGCGTAAGTGGATCGGGCGCGGCCGTCTGTGTCGATGTGGTTGTTTCGCGCCGCGTTCCGCTGCTCATTGTGGGGCCTCGCCGGTAAAATTATCTGCCCGAATTTCAAATTCCAAAACGCGCGCCGTGGCCTTGAACTCGGGGAACATCCGCGCGAAACCGTCCCGCGTCGCCATTACGATGCGGTCAAAGCCATTTTCTCGACACCACGATTTCAGCTGCGTCATGCAGTTGCGCAAAACCGGCTTGTTGTCTTCAGCGGGCGACCCACCAAGCAGCACGATTTCAAGCATACGTAGGCCCGTTGGGCGGACGTCTTCGGCGACCACGGCCAGCACTCGAGGCTCATAGCCTTTTGTGCCGTAAAGCAAGCCGAACTCGCCCGACGCAACACGCTCAACGATGTGCATCGGCTCATATCGTCCGCCGCTGTGCAGGCAGGCGCGCTCGAGCAGTGGCGCAACGTATGGCCACATGTCCGACAAGTCTTCGATGGTCAGGCGCATGAAATACACCTGATCGTCGGCAAACCGCGGCTCTAAAATGCGCTCAGCGCTGCTCGCTTCCATACGCCCTCGCTCACTTGCACGTAAATGTAATTTGCATCGATTGCGATCTTGATATTTGAGGCGGTCGCATCCGAACCGGTTGCCGGCGTAAACTCGACCGGCAAATAATTATCAACGATGCCCATTTTGTCCGCCATCTTGGCCGTCGTGTCGCCGGTTATCGGGATGCGAACAGAAGGGCGCATTAGCCGCCGCGCATGCCGATGGGCGCGCCGAAGGGAACGCCGCTAGGCAGGCTGCCAGGCATACCGCCGAACATGCCGCCAGGCATGCCGCCAAACATACCGCCAGGCATACCGCCGAACATGTTGCCAGGCATGCCAGTAGGCAGGCCGCCGGGCGCGCCGGGTTGCTGCGTAGCCGTCAATGGGTCGGGCTGGCCGCCGCCAAGCACGCCCCTTGGAAATTGCGGCATGCTGACCTGAGAAATTACGCTGGGGTCAAGCATGCCGCCAGGCATGCCGGGCATGCTGCCGGGCATGCCAACACCCCTTGGAAATTGCGGCATACTCACTTGCGGGCTCATGCCGCCGCCAGCCATTGCGCCGCCGCCCCTTGGAAACTGAGGCATCCCCATTTGCTGGCCCATACCGCCGCCAGCCATTCTGTTTGCAATGCCCATTATCGTGATCCCGTTGCTGCCGCCGAAATGTCAAACGCATTAATATGCGTCCATACCGCATCGGCCGGCGTAATGATCCGAACACGGTGAAATCGTCCGCCCCGACGCACAGCGCAGCGGCCGCTGGCCTGCTGGCTGGTCTGGCTGCTCCACACGAACACATCGCTTTGCCGCTCGCGCGCACCGACCTGCACTGTGGCGGTCGAAACGTCAGCCATTGGCGCGACAAATTGCGTAATCGCTCGCCCTGCGGAGTTTATCTGAAAGTCGCCCGTTTCGATCAGCGCGGCTCGCGGCGTGCCGGTGTAAAATCCCACCTTGTCATCGTGCGTGATACAGCCCCAACGCAAAGACCCACCGATAAAAGACGGATCGTCCAGCGGCGCAGGGTAGGCATCAAGCGTGCCGTAAAGCGCGTCCAGCTCCTCCAGCGTAAAACCAAGGGTCAGCATCGTGCTTAATATTTTTGCGCTTGTGTCAGCCTCATAAGACCAGCGCTGCGCCGCCCAATTGTGGATCAATACCGTGTCCACAATGCCGGCAGGGCTGTCCACACTAACAAAACCCCAGGCGACCAGCTTGTTGTACGGGTCGACGCTCGACGTAATCAGGTGATCTTTGCCGCCAACTATTTTGTCGCGAAACCATTCGTCCACCTGCTCCGCGCCAATCGGTTGCGAGCGCTGGCCGTCAAAGCGGTAAAAACCGTCGCGGCTCATATAGAAGATGTCCGCGCCCAGCTGTGCAATTGCGCCCTGGTTGATTGGACCCCGACCGCGCTCGATCACGTCGATCTGAAACACCTGCGGCGGGCCAACATAAGCCACGCGCCGAATTGCGTACTCCTGAAACACGTACAACACGTCAGTCACAGCGAAGCCGCGCACCTCGCCGCCGTCCTCGAAGGTCTGGCTGCCCGCTTGATTGACGCCCTCTGTCCATGATGTCGGGTCTTCGATTGCCGACCAGCGAATTTGCTGCTTGCTCGTTGCCGTCGCGCCGAGAAACAGAAAGCCAGAATAGGCCGTGACATACGACGCGCTTGGCGGCGATCCGCCCAGGGCGGCGAAATTGGCGCCCGTGCTCATCGTAATAACCTGAGGCGTATCAGCGGCGTTGGTGGCGACCATCAAATCCTTGTATTGCGCGAAATGCCACCGCCCCACGCTGCTTGTCGTGTAATCGCCGCCGGACAATCGCGTTGCGTTGGTCCACGTTCCGCCGCCGAGTTCGTACAGCCGCGCCGCCGTGCCGGCATAGACATGCACCGATCCCGACGCATCGCGCGCCGACGTCACACCAATGGCCGCCGCAGGCAGCGCGGTGCTTTGCTCATTCACCGCGCTTAGCGGCTCATAGCCCTCTGTCGTCGGCACCACGTTGCGCGCCTCCCTGCAATGCGGGGCGCGCAGGACGGGCCGATCTGGCAGCCATGGCCCAAGCTGGACAATCACCGCCGCAGGACCATCACGACATGCGCGAGGCTGTAGCCGGTGCACAAACCGACAGCCCACATCGCGAGCATAGCGAAAACGTCACCGTTCACGCCGCTTCGTCCATTTGGGCTTGCGTCTGCGCTTCGGCCTGCGCCGCGGCCTTCACGGCTTGCATCAGGTCCACCACGTCATCTTCCATGGCGCGAATGCCGAGGGTTTTGATCGCGGCGTCAAGCAAGCCGGCAAGGGTCTGGAATTGAGCGGGGGTGAGGTCAAGCTGCATCGGGGGTCTCCACAGGGGCAGGAAGAGCGGCGTTGTACGCCTCGCGCGCGGCGGTGATGCCAGCCTCTTTGTCGGCGGCTGAGTATTGTTTGGCGTAGCTCTCAGCGGCCATGTTGAGGACGAACGTCAGATAGGTGGCGTTGTCCGGCATCGGACCTTCGGGGGTCACGTAGTCGTCGGTGATGGTGAGGGTGTAGGTCATTGGTCTGTCTCCTTTATGCGGCAGTTGTGACGGCGGTCCAAGTCGTGGCCCCGTCCGTGTTGACATACATGCGGTCGTTGGTGGTTGATCCGTCAGAGCGCAGGTAGAGCGATCCCTTAGCTGCGCTGAGTGTGGGCGCGCCAGAGCCAAAGAACACGCCGAAGTTTGTGGCTGAGGAAACCCGGACGCCTGCGCCTGTTGTGCCGCCTGCTGGGATAGCCGTGGTATAGTGAGCATGAACACGCGCTTCTGCGCGAATTTCAGCCGTGGTGGAAATACCAGCGCATTCAAAGTTGGCAAACGCGCTGTCATCCGCAAGGCGGACTTGCAGGGTTGCGCTGGACCGCTTCAGCGCCGGGAAGCTGGGGATGGTGCCGCCGAACTGGAGGCGGTTGAAGTCGGTGCCGGCGTTGTTTTCAAGAAGTATAACGCCAGTTGCGGCAGCGCCCATCCTCGCAGAACCGGCAAAATTTACCAGACCAGCAATGAAAATATTCCTCGGCCTACTCGCCCCGCTCGCGCCGATGTCGTAGGTGTTGTCGGCTCCTGCGAGGAAGTGGCCCGCATTAGTAATAGTCCACTGTGTTGCTCCGCCGTTCGCTGCATTCCAAAAGAAACTAGACGCAGAAAAGATAAGCGATCTTGCGGTTCCTGATCCCGCCGATGATGAGTCTAAACGCGCAAAGTTAGATGAAAATCTAAGTTCAAGCCGCTCATAATTGCTCGCATCCGTGAACGTGTTGTAGAGCCGAAACGCCTGCGCGTTCGTCCCGTTGCGTTGCTCAATGACGTTTGCAGTCAGGCTCAGGGCTAGATTGCCGCCTGCGCTGAAAATTTGGCCCTCGGTAAAACCACTGGCAACGCCAATTCGCCAGATGCTTCCGGCATTGTCCGCAAACGCATAGTCGCCGCCTTGAGCTAAGCGCAGAGATGATATGCGAAAAGTGCTGCCCCAAACGTCTCCAACCTTATCAACTCGGAACCTACTCGTCCCCCCCACCTGCAAATCCAGCAGCAGGCTGCCCGCTGCGGAGGCGGTGTCGGTGACGTTCGCCTTTAGCAGTGTCGGCGTGCCGCTGGTGTTCCAAGTGCCCGCAAGGTCGAGCAGGCTTTGCGCATTGGCCCCGGTCAGGCTGTAGTTGCTGGCAGAGATGATCGCGGTGTTGGTGCTGGTGACGTCAAAAAACACCCGCTTGCCGTGCACCGCGCCCAGCTTGGTGATGTAAAAATCGCTGACGCCGCCTACCTGCAGATCGAACAGCCGCGACGCGCCAGCCGACGCTGTGTCGGTGACGTTCATCTTGATGGCGGTGAACGTGGTGGCCCCGTTATTCCAGGTGTCCGCCATATCGTAAAGGTTCATCGTGCTCATGTCAGCGTCCCACTATTTTCGCGCCTGAGCGCGCGGCGATCACCGCGCCAGAGCGCGATAGTATTTCTTTGGCGGGGGTAAAACTTGGCGTAAGGCGCTGCGATTGCAGCAGCGCGCCCAAACGAAACAGCTGTGGCATCAGCTGGCATACAGCGCGCAGGGCGCGATAAACAAATGGCCATCTGAGGCGCTGCGAATAACTGCAATCAAACTACCCGCCTTGATACGCAAGTGCATTTTTTCGCCAGCCTCCAGCGGAATGCTGCCCGCGCCATTAGACGCTGTGGGATTAGAGCCCACCCGGAAAAAACAGGCTGTCGTAGCGTGCAGCAACACCTCATCGGCGTTTACCGCCGCGGATTGCCCCGACGCCGCCCCAACAGCTATTTGCTGCGCGGCCGCAAAATCATACGCGCGCGTGCCCTCTCGAAACATGACTACCTCACCATCCTGGCTTGATTATGCGCGTCGGTCGACGGCGCATGTGCTCACGGTCAAGCGCATCTATTGCAACCGCGACCGCCTCTTTCTGCTCTGCAACGCCCGCTTGATCTCGAATTGTGTCGCGATACAGCGTCATCATCGCATGCGCGCGAATCAGCGGCGCGGCGGTCGTGGTCCAGTCGTTTGAATCGCCGTCGGCAGAAAGCGCGGCCTCTTCAAACAAGCCCTTCCACGTCAGCGTATAAACTTGGTCCGGCGTCGGATACAGCCGCATCTGCTCTGCTCGCACGTTGTAATTGTACGGCTCACCGTTGGACGGCGTGCCATCGTGCAACCATTCCATTGTTTGGAACGAAATCTCGCTCAGGTCTTTTACCTGCCCGTTCACCGTGATGCGCAGGCTGTCCAGCTGGATTAGCCCCGGATACAGCGACACGTAGGAATTACCCGCCGTTGTCGTGCTGGTGTAGGCGCCGCTGGTTGGCCCTTCCAAGAACCACCAGCGGCGCCCACGATGTGTTTGAATCGCATCCTGAATATGATCTCCGATCAGCGCCGTAAGGTCCGATCGGTCTAACTCAGATGCAATCCTCGCCTTCATCACACCAAACGTAGTCACCTCAATACTTGCCCTTCTTCGGGGCTTTCGGCGCCGGCTTTTTCACGGCCGGCATGGCAGGCACAGCTTTCGCCGGGCCTGCCTTCGGAGCGGCTTTTGCCGCCTCCACACCGCGCCGCCTCACAAATCGTTGTCCGGAATGTAGCAGATAACGACCTCGCCCTCGCCGGCCGTAGCCGCCGTGCCGCCAAGAACAACGGACGCCGTGATTGCGGTCGCTGCGGAGGTGCGAAAACCTGCCACGTTTTCATCAACAGCGACGAAACCGACAGACCCCAGGGCCAAATCTGTCCCAAACAGGTCTGCAGTTGCCGTCGTGCCGATATCCAAAACGTTGGATGAGCCGGCGTTGAACGCGGTAATGACGTGGACACCAGAGGCGGGCCGCAGGATCAAAGAGCCGGCTGGAATTGTGCCGACCTCCAACACCGCGCCGTTGTTGGCGAACGTCACCGTGCGCCGCAGGTAATGCACCTGCTGCGTGTGATATTGACGCGCTTCAGAAACAGCCATGACGCGCCCTCCTTAAGCTGCGTTCGCTGCGTAGGACGACACGACGATGGTCGCAAAGTCCTTCGAGTCGAACCGGGTTTTCTTCATGCCGAAAATGCTGATCGCGTTGACGCCAAGCTGCCGCCCGTAGTCAAACGTTTCTTCAGTCATTTTCCACTCTTCAGGGCCGTAACCGTCGCCGAACGCCAACGCCAACGCCTGCGCACCGCAGAAAATGGCGCGCCGAACAGTCGTGATCGCCGCCCCCGTCGAGGTGTTAACGCCCTGTGGAACGCGCGACGATTTCACCAACAGCGTTTTGTTGTACACGCCGAGGCCGCCCTTCCAGAACATGCTTTCCTGGCCGGTGCCGCCCTGCAGCATTGCTTTCTGCAAGTCGGCCCAGCTCAGGGCTGTGCTGCTCGTGCGGAGGCTGGTTTCCTGGGTCGGATGGACGAACATCACATATTCAGCGCCGCCAGGCAGCCCCCGAATTGGACGGATCGGCACCAGGTTAGTTGAGCCGCCAGTTTCGGCCAGTTCAACGCAACGGTCGATTTGCTGCAACGTCAGCTCATCGCCCGTTGAGTCCAAATCCTGATCAGCCGTGGCGCCCGCTTCGGTCCACAAATGACGGCCCGACGTCGGCGCCGTAATCGTGTTGCCGCCATTGTACTGGCCGCTGTTGCCCTGCGTGTTTGCGGGGGTAAAGCCAGCCAAATGGTTGAAGCCAATGGTGTCCATCCGCGCCGCCCACCAATCGGCAAGCGCGTCGTTCATTTCGCGGCCCAGCTTGAAGGGCACGCGCTGCTGACTGATCTTCACCTGCGAACGGGTCGCGTGGGAAAGCTCGAACAGCGACACGTTGTCCGTGAATGTGGACAGCGCCTCTTCGTTGCCCTCTTGCGTTTGGTTCTCGGTCACGCCGTCGCCGCTCAGCTGCATACGCAGCGTGACGGTTACACGGTCGCCAGAGCCCTTTTGTGTGTCGGATTCAATGCACGCCAGCGCGTCCGAAGAGTCCTTCATGTAGGGAACAAGAACGGTGCGCTTGAGAGCCTCGCGCGCGAGCCGCTTGCTCCACAACTTGACGACTTCGGGATCACCAGCGGCATACGTCTTCGTAGCCATTGTGGTTGTCCTGTCAAAATGTGGGAATTGGGGTCACGCTGGTTTAGCACCTGCCCTACGGCGCGCTCTCACTCAGCCGGTCCGTCCGTGGACCAAACGAAGGCGGGTTGCGCACCCGCGGGCGAAGGCCGACTTTATCGCGTCGGCGGGCGCTCAGCGACCCTTCACGGCGTCGCTGAGAAATTTGTCAAACGCAGAATCAAAAGCCGCGCCTTCAAGCTGCGCCATGGACTTTAGGCTGACTCCACCGCTAGGGCCAGCGCCGCCGCCGGACAGCGTTTTAGCCGCCTCACGGCCCTGCTTGATCTGCGCCAGCTTTTCAGCGCCCGGCGCGACTGCGCCAGACCAGCCATTATCCTTGGCCGAATTGTACATCGCCGCAGCCGGGCTAATCCCGTTGCGCATCGCATTTGTGGCGATCTGAATCAGCATCTCGCCCGCAAAATGTTTGCGCTGCTCCTCGCTGTAACCGCTGTTTTTCAGCGTGTTCGCAAGCTGGCCCTCAAGAAAATCAACCGCAGCGTCATAATCCGGCGCCTTGGAGCGAAACTCTGTCTCGTAATCATCAATAGCGGTGTACATTGCGTTGTACTGCAGCTGCCGCTGCCGCTGCGCCATTTCATGCTGCTGCCGCTGGAACGCTTGCTGTTGCTGCTCGACAATTGCCGCCTGCACGTGCTGTTGATATTCGCGCGCCCCGTCCGGATCCTGGTACGGATCGGGTGGCGCCTGCAAGGCCATAACCCGCTCGGCGTATTGAGCCTGCATCCGCTGAAACGCCTGCTCCATGCGTTGTTGTTCAGCCTGCAAGGCGAGCGTTTGCTGCTCCACAGCCCGGCGCCGGTCGCGCTCGGCACGCAGCGCTTTCTGTGTGTTTTCGTACCGATTGCGGACCTCGTCAGGCGGCAGGGCTGTGAAATCCTCGCCAGCGTCAGCTTCGGACTGTTCGGCAGGCTGGCGCGGCGTTGGAGAACCAACGCTGGGTTCATTGGGCGCGTCTGGTGCACTGCGTTCAAGCGCGTCGATCTGAGCTTCGATGTCTTCAGCCAATTTCGCCTCCAAATTCGGTTCTGCCCCCGCCGCCGCCTATTCGCGCGCCACGGCGTCCCATTTCTTCGCGGAAAAGCGCCTCGCGCTCTTGCATCATCCGCTCAAAGTCGAATTGCATCATATCGAGGCGCGCCTTGTGTTCGAGGCGCTGCTGCTCGATCTCGGCAATAGCCGCCGCCTTGTCGCGCTCGATCTGCGCGCGCATTTCAGCAATGCGGTAGTCAATCTGCGCCTTGACCTGCGCTTGCTCGGCGTTAGCCGCAATCTGCGCTTCCGACTTTTCGCGCTCGGCCATTAGCCGCATTTGCGCCTCTTCGCGCTTCAGTTGCGAGTCAG